AATCTGGTCAAAGACATTGTTCTGACCGTCGCGGACATCGACTTCGCTGTCCTGCCCGAACGTGGTTGGAAGCGTTATAGTGCCGGCTATAAGTGCGACCGTGGCGGTAATCTTATTCATGGGGAAATCATGCAAACGGTATACACGTTCAAGGGCGCGCTGAATAAACGTCTTACGGTCTTCGATACCACTGCCTGGTACAGCCGCTTCGCCAAGCAGAAAAGACATATCCTGCAATACTTGAATTTGTGTAATATTAGCCATTAACTCTTCTTTCCAAAAAGATTTGCATAAATACTTTGGAGATGACTGACGTCAAACGGCATACCGGATGGAGCACTGGAATTAAAGTCATTACCACGATTCGGGTTGGCCGGCTGCAAAAAATCTGTCTGAGGATAATTCATATCTTGTAACGTGGAATACGGCTGTTGTTGCGGATTTCCATCCGGCATTGCCGGAGCGCCGGCCCGTATGAAGTCAGTACCTTGTGGCTGCATACCGCCTTGCAAGATAGGCGAAATGAGGCTGCCGGACGCGTCAGGACCGCCGAAACCAACACGAGACGTATTTATATTGCCAACAGACGATGGCAGAGCATTGGCGGGCTGCGGCTGCTGCTGAGCGGCATTCTGATTGCCGTGAAGTACGGTTGAAAGAACTTTTAAAATATTAGCGAGATCAAACATCTATGATTTCTCCGTTACGCAGTACTCGGGAAATGTCTTACGCAGCTTACCGACATTTGACTTATCCTTGAATGCCTGGGGATCGGCCAATTCAATGACATAAACCGCGCTAGGTGGAAAACTCATAGTACGGCGTAAACTGCTATTGACGTCACCAGATGTACCGTAAGCATTCCGGTTCATATCGAAATCCTTTTTGTTCTGGCGAATAATAAGATCATTTTGAGTCCGGGCAGTAATGCCATCATCGTCTACAGGATTCAGTGCCAACCAAGCATCGACAGCAGCACGCCAACGGCGGGGACCGGGCGGAGCGGCCAGAACACGGTCGATAACTTTTTCCTGGAGCATCGGAATATTGGTCTGCATAAATATCTTTCCTTACAGGGGACGGCGGGAGTACCGTCCCCTGCTTATTTGACTAGAGGAGCTTGGTCGTCAGGAAGCTTGAATTTTCAGCCAAAGCCTCAGTTGTCGGTTCGCCGATAATCATGCCCTTAGCGGCGTCACCGGTCTTACTCAATTCTTCGTAATGCGGGTCTCGCAAATGGGCGATGCCCCACTTATCCGACTGAATACCAAGAAGATCGTAGTTGACGTCGTTGTCGTAAGTCATGAAACGATGCATGAACATTTTCACGAGACCGAAGTCGGACAGATACCAGTCAATACTATTAACGATACGCTTGTCCTTGGCATCGACGTTCTTCACATTACCGCCAGAGAAGCCGCTGATACGACGCTTCAGGCGGGCACCAGAGTAGATTTCGTCAACAACGCCACCTTGAGTCCAGGCGTTCTGGAGATAGTCGTTAAACATCGTCTCAGACAGTGATACGCCTGATGGAGCTGTCAGATTAGTCGTAACCTGCGCTTTAATACCGGCCATTTGCCGGGCGCTGGAACCGCTACCAGAGGCTAATGTACCGCGTAAAATGGCCAGTTCGGCATCACGGCGCCATTCCTTTAACGCTTTTTCGGTTTCATAGGTGAAACGATCATTGAAGCCGACGGCGTTACTGGCCCGATCAGAACCGGAAACCATAATATCGCGACGGATGATCTGCGTATAGTTGGCAGAACGGGTCGGAGCGACACGATTGGCAAACGAAGCGTCAGCGCCTTCCGTTTGGGCATTGGTGGCCGGAGCATTCAAAGTGTCACGGACCCACTGATGATAAGGCTGATTAGCCTTATCTTTCTTAAGACCGACGTAAAGCTGGTCTTCGACCGGATCGATATTGGTTAGATAGCTTAAAAGGCTTTCTCGGATGGCCTTGTTATCGTAAGTAAATGTGGGTGATGCCATAGCTGGCAATTCCTTTCGTTATGTTAACTATTGGGAAAGAGCGCGCCCTTGAGCATTTCGTGAGAAGCTTTTTGCCGGACCTCGGGATCGGAGGAGCGCAACTGCTCATTCAATTTTGCACGGCGTTGTTCTTCAGAATTGACGCGGCGGGAGCCGGCATCATTGTAAGCGGAATGCTGAACTTTCGTATTCTTATTGGCCTGCTCAATACCTTGCTCGCGGGCAACGCCGAAACGTGCAAAGTATTTATCGGCGGCAGCCTGGGGACTCATGAGCTTGCCGGACATCTGATAACTTCCGACACGGAATGCCTGGATATCATCACTGACGTTCGGTATCGATAGCGCGCTGCTGATTCTGAATACGGTTCATAAGAGCCGCGTCACGCTTCTCTAGCGTCTCGTTAAATTGCTTACCAAGGGCATTGGCATCAAGGAGGCCATTCTCGTCAATCGGAAGTTTGCTCGGATCGAATACGGGCAGATCCTCATGCTGAGGAATGATCCGCTTGCCATAGTCATCATCGTCATCTGAGCTTGTAGCGGTCTTATCGGCTACGGTTTTGTCTAAACCCGGAGCAGAACTATCGGCGGAGACGGCATCAGCATTGTCGCTGTTGTCGGCGGAGTCATTGTCAGTTGAATCCTGTGTATCCTGCGTATCGGTTGACTCTTCGGTTTCTGGAGTTTCTGGAGTTTGTGGAGTTTGTGGATCTGGTTGATTGGTTGGTTCTTCGGTGGTTGATTGGTTGGTTTCTTGATTTGATTCTTTGTTCATTTGATTATATCCCTTTAATGGTTATGATTGCAAAGCTTCCCCTCATGGCCCGCTCTGAGCCGACCAGTGCGCTATAGGAAAATTCAGAGCGGCTAACGATTCATCGGGGACTAAATGCCCGATAGGACAACGATAACAAGCAATAGCAGTATGATCCGGCACACCGGAGTCTTCGTCAAGAACGTGCCATAAGTGTTGACAACTAGGATCATTCAAGGGCGTAAGTTGGGAACGGTCAATCCGTTCAAGAATCTCACCATCTAAACGAATGGATTCTTCGTTAGGCTGATCCATTCTGCTCCTCCTCGGCCTGTGTACGCTTTGATAACTCTTTTTCGGCTTTGACTTTCTTATCAGCGAATTGCTGTGGGGTATCTATGAAAATACGCAATGCCTTAGCAGCGCCCCGGCTGAAATCTTCGGTACGCTGACTGCTATTTGAAAAATTAGGCTCCATAACGTGCTTATGGAGTTTGTCATACACTTTTTCCAAAAAAGTAACCAGAAAACGCCACTCTTCACTATTTATAAGTGCTTCCATCTTGCCGCCCTGCTCAATATGCTTTTCGAAAACTACCTTAAGCCTATCAAGATCGGTTGGAATCTGATCGTCGTTCACTGTGTGCCTTTCGGTTGATTACTGTTCAGACTTTCCGGAAGATTAACCGGCGCTCCAAAAAGCTTGTTGATCGAATCGATATGTTTAGTGGCCTGATCAGTACCGGCCGGTGATACGCCCTGAGATGGTGCCATGCCGGCAGCGGCTTCCATTTGCCGCTTGATGTCCTCTGGAGCGTCTTTGTAATTGATCGATTCACTCGGCGGCTTCTCGCTTTGTGCTTGCTTTGCGGCATCAGCGGCGGTGCCAGCCTGCTGCTGAGTATTGGAATCAATAATATGCTGCATCATACGCTGAACGATTTCAGCCTGAGCGGCTTTGGCCTGCTCCGGATTCATGAGTACCTTATCGACATTGTTATAACTAAACTGCTGAGCAAATTCGCTCAGATACTTATCAAAGTCGATCAAAATAGGAGTAGTGTTATATTTATCAGATTGAGCATTAGCAGCGGCAATGGTAGTCAAAAAACTTTCATTAAAAGCGAGCCACTTGTTTTGTTTTTCCTCTTTGGTAGCTGGCTCCATAGATGCCTGATCAAGCGATAGCATAACTTCAGACTGCAATTCCTGCGGTTTAAGTATCGCATCGGTGCCATTCATAGGAAAAGTAACCGGGCTATCCAAAAACTGTTGATTGTTCGACAGATACATTCGGCCGAGCATCAGAATCGACTTGCCGAAGTTATCTTTAAAAAACGATATGGTATCGCCGGCGGCCTGCTGCAGAAGCTGAATACCGCGGGCAGTACCCCGGCTGCGATCCGCCCGGTCAATTGGAAGGCCGGACGCATAGCTCGAAATCGTAACGCCAGAGATAGCTTCATCGAGCAGTCCCACAACTAATTGCAACTGACCAGGATTCGGCTCAGGAAATTTAATAGGCGTAGGCGGTATTTCACCTGTCCACGTTACAACGCCGCCCGGCATAACAACAAAATCTTCAACATCCGAGTCTTCGTGGGCCAAAAGCATACCGTCAGACTTGTTAAGGCTATCCATGTAGTGATTGAAAAGATCGTTATAGGCGGCTTGCATAGTCTGCGTGATCTCGAAGATGCCTTCACCCCAAAAACTGTAAGGACGTTGTTTGAGATGAAATTTGATCAGCGGGTAACGGCCATGCCAATATTCGTCGACTTGTTCTCTAATGAGTATCCAACCATCGTCAGCTTGAGCATCATCACTCTCAGCATAGGTACAAATGACTGGCTGATCACCTTTCATTTTGTAACACTTATAGAGGTTACACATTTCGACTGATTCGTCAAATTCTTCGTTTTGATTGATCAGACGATCACGCGCACGACCGTATTTAAAAGCCGGAGCATCTTTGTACTGCGTTTCACGGAT